GTTTGATGTGATGTCCGTCACAGGGTATTTGTTTATTCTAATAACATTCCCCTGGCCACAGATGCAGTCAGGATCTAAGGCTTGTGGAACATTGGCGGTAACTTCAATTAAAGCATCACAAGTAGTACAAAGATACTCATACTTAGTCCACATTAGTCAAAGTACCCTTCTGCCCATAGGCCTGACAGGAAGTCTGAGGCTTGTGTTAGGTTTCTGTGTAACCATGGGTCATCGTCAGGATTCACGGTAGTTAAAGCAGAATCAATAGCAAGAACCATATTGTCTAAATCATCTCTCTCATAGCCTAACATTATTCCTCATCCCACCAGTATTTGACTATTGTATTCAAGGTAGTGTGGATATTACAATCACAATCCCCACCGTTCATGTTTTCCATGTATTCGAGATGTGCTTCGTTGTCCATGTACATCTCATTGACTAGTTCATCAATCGTTCTCATTGTTTGGGTCATGTATTAATTGTCGCATGGTTTGGGAGAAATGTCAAGTCGTTCTTAATAAGGTTTGGGAAAAAATGTCATGTATCGTAATTTACTTTATAACAAAATGTTATGTGATCTAAATCACACCAGGCGCCGAATTTTTTATTACTTGCGGCTCCGATGGGACTTGAACCCACGATCTCTACCGTGACAGGGTAGCGCATTAACCAACTATGCTACGGAACCAAATGGTGAGCAGTTTTTATTCTTGCTCAGGAAATTATTATTATGCGAGAGACATTACATTCTGCACAACTTTTAGCAAACGATTTTTTTCTGCGTTAATAGCAGGGTCAAATCCCGATGCTGATGCAAGGATAGATTCGTTAGAACCACCACGAGCAGAACGGTACCAGTCTAGTCGCTCAGTTAGTGCATTGAACGCACCCCAAGCATTACCAGCAATCATTCCATTAAACTCGCCTGTATAAATGTCGTTGATAACATCTACCTTGTTTTCCCATTTCTTGAAAGCACCCTTAGAATCTTTTTCTGGCTTAGGGTATGCAGCAAGAATGATGTCATTGAATTGTGCAGCAGAAACTTCTTTCTGAATCATAGCATTAGCCATAACATCGAATGAGTCCATGTACTTATGAGCAAGGCCAAGAGTCTCACGAGCAACGGCAACCTTACCGCTTGCGGTCTGTGTGTGACGAATCTTGAATGATTGCTTTACGCCATTCTTTTTCTTGATTGAACCAAGAGCAAGATTAAGAGTATTAGCACACACAACACGAACAGGTGTGATGCTTGCTTGAATTGCAATAGAACCGTCATGTGATGTGTTGATAAGTAAATAAGTCTTTACCTTATCTGCAACACCATTAGGGTCTAGGATAGTTTCACGCTCTAATGCTAATGCACCGAATACGACACGACCACCCTTGATTGAGCCAGCGGTTTCCCAACGACCTCCGCCGTCTAGAATGTTATCACCGAATGAGAATAAATCTTCATTCTGCATTACATGGTATCGCTCACCAACAACACCAAGAATGTCTGTCTGTGTTGTATCTGTTGGGTTAGTACGCAATACATACTGATAATTTTTGTCACTTGTTAAATGTGATGGAGTTTCCAAATCTTCCAGACGAACATTCCAATTAGAAAGGTTAGCCAAATCTAACATTTCTTTTGTAGTTTTTTCTTCTGTAAATACGGTACCCAATCCATGCCAAGCAGGTTCACGAAATGATGCAAATGATGCTACGCCATTTTGTGTTTCTAGTTCATGTGCCATGAGTTTTCTTCTTTCTTTTGTAGTTAATCTAAGTGTAGCAGGATAGACTGACAAATGCAAATCGGGATAGTTAAACATAGGGCAATTCGGACATTTCTTAACTGTGTCGTAAATCACACGGCGTGTCGCTTGACAAACGCAGATCGGCGGGGCGCCGAAATTTTTAAAGCAAATAAAAAATAAGCAGTTTACATGGCCATGCTTAGGGCCCTTACCTAGTTTAAAGACATCCGATATGTCTATTAGTAGCCCCCTACTAAATATCTATTCTGTCAATACTAGCATTCAGCCATGAAATATTTTCATCACTGTATTGAACAGTATCAAAATCAATATCGTGCACTGCGTTTTGTGCTTCTTCTTCATTACGTGCATTGATTGTCATCGAATACAAGACTGTAACTTCAACTTCGAATTCTTTTGTTAAATCAAAGTTGCAGATTTCAGCAATTTCTTTTGCAGTACTTTCATCAATAGATTCATTTTCTAATGCTTCTAGTGTCCACTCTTGCATACCGTCACGCATTGCTACTAACTCTGCACGAGTACTGTAGTCTCTTGTAGTAACTTTTTGAATGTGTGATTCTAATTCTATAATGCGTTGTTCTTTTTCTGTAATCTGAGACTTAAGAAAGTCTTCTGTTGCTATTACGTTTTGGTCCATGGGGGCCTCTTCCTGTAGTTGGTTAATTTAATTGTACTAGGTACCACTGACAAATACCCTTGCGGGGAGCAGTTTTGATACTTACTCAGGTAGTTACACTTCTTACAGATGGTGCGATCTGGCTCTATAGTATTTCTGTTATCGCCCTAATCAGCCTGGCGAAACCATACACCCAGGGAACCTACGGAGCACAGGGTATAAGGTGAGCAGTTTAGCGACATACTCAGGTCGTTTATTATCTAATTATAGATAACGGGCTACCGCATTGTAAGTGCTGGTATTAACTACTTCCTCATCTGTCATTTTGAGAATACGGATTGCGTTAGAGATTTCCTCTTTCTGCTCATTGTAAGAGTGTTGGTGTAGTGTAACAAAGTCCTTCTCAGGCTCTTTAGGCATTTCTTTTTCGCTAACTGTCAAATCAAAGTCAATGTTAAGATTGTTTGACCAATGACGATAGTTAGTGCGGAAGTTTTCTGCTTTCTTGATGTTTGCTACGGCATAGTCAATAACTTCTTTCTGCCATGCTTTACGAGCCTTTTCATACTTAGCCTCGTTTGCTTCTTGTGATGTCCAATCAAGTTCTAACTTATTAAGTGATTGTTCTAGTGCCGTGATTACTCTTGCAGTAGGTATTTTAACTGAAATTGCTTTTCCTCTTGCCATCTGTTTATCTCTTTTCTTTGGTGGATTATTAGTGGGGGTGTTTGAGCAGTTTTACTTCTTGCTCAGGAATAAGTAATTAGATTACTTCGCTGTCCAAGTTGTGTAGCGAGTATTTCCCTCTACATTTAACTTAACACGAACATTACCATTTGCAAGAGTTGTGATTTCCTCAATAACTCCTGTTACCTTTGACTTCTGTGTTGTGTAAGTGTCGCCTACCTTGTATGTTGCGGTTGCTACTGACATTGTGTTTCTCCTTTTTAGTTTGTTGTATGTATTAAGTATAACATTTCCTACTGACATTTTTCAACTCCATTCGTTGTATTTCTCACTATTTGAGACGGCTTTTGGTGTGATAAATCTCACATCATGCATTCAGAAATAAGATTAGTAACCATAGGGCTATCCACATCCATTTTTCCATTATTTATGTGGCCTCGCTTTCTTTCTTTAATTCTAGCATAAGGGACTGACATTTATCTTTCCTAGAATAGTTTTTCTTTGATGGCACAGCAGAGGCTGCATTGCTACGGCGTAATTCCATAAGCCTGCGTAATTCCTCGGGGGTTTTCTTCATAACTTAATCTTAGCATAAAGTGGTAAAAATGTCAAAACGACACACCCGACCACGGCGCCTATTTTTATGCGGGGAAGTGCATAAAAACTTTATGTGTCGCTATCTACATACACATAGAGAGAGACAAACTCATCATGCTGGAATTGTGCAATGTTTTTTTCACCAAACTCATCTTTATAAGCAACGGCATAAACACTACCAGTTTCATCAGATGCAATTGCAAGTACTTCAACAACCTCATCTTCAACCATAATTAAATCTTCAGGCATCAGTTGATCTGGTTTAAGGTTATCAGCAAATTTTAATTCCATGTTTGTTATTGTAGCATGCATTTAGTAGTCCTCCTCTGGTAGCCAAAAAGATAGGTGATGTTGTTCAATTATTGCACTTGCTGGTGCATGGCTCATGCCCTTGTAGAATACGCCTTCAGGCATAGCAATAAATCGCTCATAGTCCTCATCATAGTATGCGTCAATAGCATCTATGCAAGGTTGCACCATAGATAGTGGCACGGGAGGATAGTGATTACCCTGTAAGTGATAGGCTAATTGTGTTTCTAAATCAAGTACGGTATCTTGAATACCTAGTGCGGTTACGCTTCCCATTATTTACTTACGACCTTTCGTCCTTCACGATAGAAAGTGCTGGTGTGCATCTTTCCACTTGGCTCAGATAGATTAACTGTTGCATACTCATTAGCAAATCCCCAATCGACATGCTTATTAAACTCATTAACTGCACTTAGTGCATCAGAGTATCGTCCTGTCCAATGAGGGGTTTCTCCGTCATAGGCTACTGTTACTGCGTATAGGTATTCGTTATTCATTATGCGTTCTCCTTAGTTTTCCAAAGTAAATCAATCTCAGTATAGTCTGCTTCTGCGTTATTCGCAAGGTAGCAATTTAAGCAATATAATTCAGTAATAGATACTGCGTTTTCATTACATCTAATACATGTATCTTTCATTATCCTCTACTTCCTTGTGTAGGTCGGCAATCGTGTGCCTGTGAATAGTCAAATCCACAAAAGTAACAATCCATTTTCTCATCACAAGCATTGCAAAAATAAGTAAATTGCATTTCATCACAACAGTAGTGGATAGTGTCACTAATTTCATAGTGTTGCGTTGTTTCAATTATCATTATGCACTAACCTTTACTGCGACAATCGCATAAAAATCTTTACCCCATGACTTAAGGTTGTCTCCGTGTTGAGGTCTAACACGAACACGATAGGCTTGAAAGTCTGAGCCATACCATGCATCATGACTTTCTGCATCTTGTATAATTCCTTCAATCTTGCGATTTCGAGAGCGGTAGTATTTTCCTACTAGTAGGTTATCTATTGTATAAGTTAGTGCTGACATGGTGTCTGCCTTTCGTTTGTTTAATTACTTTATTACTCTGTAATCCTATCATGCGGGGCTGACATTTATCAAATCGTAGAGGGTAAATCTCACAATGTGGATACTATTTGGGTGTGATTAATCTCACATCTTAAACCCCTGTGGATAACCTGTGGAGGACACACCCGAACGGGGCGCCGAGATTTGAGCAGTTTAAATCATGCTCAGGATTTTATTTTATTTCTTGCGTTCATCTCGCAAAGCAATTTGCAGCCTGCGAATTTCTTTTAGTTGTTCAGCATTTTGTTTCCAAAATACAAGCATCATTGAAAGAGATCCACCAAGAGCAATTAAAATTGCAATAAGTGTTCCAGTATCTAGAATCATTTGCTCATCTCCAATTCCTTATAGCAAGCAATAGCAAATCTATTTGCGTCAAATCTTTCGTTATCACTTTCAAACATTAGAGAAAATTCATCTACCAAATCAGCAAATAAAATTTCTCCTTGTTCATCAAAAACAGATGTAGCAAAGTAATTGCTAAGAATTTCTGCAACCTTTACATAGTCTTTACGGGTCATCATTATTCGGCCACCTTTAGAATTGCATAGGACCCGCCTGCATTTATTTCATCTAGTGCAGGCTGAATGCGTGGTGCAAGTAATTCTTTTAGCATTGACTCAAGCATGATTACACGCATTGACTCCTCTAGTCTAAGCAATTGCATTCCTACTGGATGAGTTTCGTCTACCTCTGTGATGAAGTGAAGTGAGTGTGGGATTTTTACCATTGTGTTTATTTCCTATTCTTTAGTTTGATTCGGGTGTGTTAAATAAGTTTAAGTCTTGTTCCATGCCGAAATCGCATACGCAAGTTTCTACATCGAAATTATCATTATCGCCAAAAAAGATTAAACCTGTTGAGTGACATTCCTCGCAAGGAATAGAGAGTACGCTATTTATCATTTATAGGCCACGCTTTCCTCGTAGTGTTCCACGAACACCGAGTGCATCGCAGGCAATTTTTACAGATACACCAACAGGGAGTTGAGTTGGATAAGTTGAAATAAATTGAGCAACCGCACCCTTAGAGGCAAGGTTGATTTTTTTTGTAGAACCTGAAAAGGTTTCTAGTGTTACAGTGTAAGTCATTTAGTGACTTCCTTTCGTTTGTTTGTATAGTCAAGTATAACATTTTCGGCTGACATTATCAAATCCAAATTCGGACATTATGGACATTCTTGATGTGATACTCATCACACCGATTCTGCTACTTATTTAATTGTATAAGAGAATACTATCAGAGAAACCTCAAAAAGTCAAGACGACACGCCGTAAACCAGGAAGAATAATTGTGTGACCTTAAACACATTAGTTATACACACCCCCTGTGGATAACTCTGGGCGCCTGGTTTTTTGCAAGGGGATCGATTTAATTAAAGCGAATAAAGAAAACCAAACACAATCATAGCAATTAGAATAACTAACAATTTATTTCTCCTCAATCTCATCTAACAATTCCCATAGTACTGGCTCTAGTACTAGGGCTACATCATCTAACTTTTCTTGAAGTGTTTTCATTCTGCAATCTCCAATTCTGTATAATCAACAACAATGAAATCATGTCGCTCTAGTGGCATGACCTTTAACCATGATAGTGCAGACTCAAAATCCTCTGCCTCAACAGTAACGGATAAATCAAAATTAAATACTGTCATTTATTTAACCTCCTTGTATAGGTAGTCCCATGCCTTACGGCATAGCACGATAGATTGGCAGTTATCGCAACAGATAACACCATGAGGGTTAAGGTCATAGTCATACTGGTCGATTGTGGTAGTTACCGCACCACATACGGATTTAATTGGTACATAGGTACTCATTAGATAACCTTTCTAGTAGAGATACATACATCATGCATGCATGTACCGCTAGGTATGCACATGTCGTGTATAGTGTCGGGGGCTAGGATAACCTGACCGCATTGGCATAGGTTCATCATGCCTTTAGGATAGTCGCTAACAGTAGCGAGTTTAGTCCAAATACTCATTTAGTATTCTCACTTTCTTTTGTAGCATTAGAGATAATTGTAAAAGCCTCAATGCGTTGCATTGCTCTTTTATTCTCTACGAATTGTTTATAGTCTGTTAAGTCCATTACTTAGTCACATACCAATCTGTCCATGTAGGAAATTGCTCAGGGTCACTATCATAGTAGTACCGCTCAATGTTTTGTTCGCAATCTTGGCAGAAAGTGAATTGCTCATCTCCTACCTCAGAGATAGCGGAAAGCATAGGGTTATGCTCATGTGTTTTTGTTAGTGTAGTCATAGTGACCACCTTTCTTTAGCGGATTTCTTTACCGCTTGTGTTTCTTTATACTGTAAGTATAGCAGGGGGGTCTGACAAATTGGAGGGGACAAATAGTACTAATTTGGACATTGTGAGGTGTATCACATGAGAGGTAGGTCACATTATTCAGGGGAATTATAACGATTACGTAACAATAGCAGGGTTATCGGTGTGTCGATTTGACAGGCGCTCAGAAAATGTGGCGCTTGGACAATGTGACGGACATCACATGCGACACGCCGTGTCAGGACTTGACTTTTTGACATTTCTTTGCTATACTTGCAGTATACAAAATAAAGAAAGGTGTTCAAGATGAATACACTAAACAGAATACTAGCAGAGCAGACTATTGCTCGCCATGAAGCCCATGAAAAGGCTATGGCTAAATCCCCATGGATTAGAGAGAGTGTGCAAGCCTATCGCACCTCTACACCAGAACAATTAGCGCAGGTTGAGGCTATCCTACGCAAGAGAGGTCAAATCAAATGATTACACTACTATGTCGCTTGTGCGATACAAAAATGTCAAGCGATAACTTTGCTAGTGATGATGTCATCACCTGCCCTAGTTGTTGGAAAGATTAGGGCGTACGACTCTAAGATCTTAGAGGGTACTAGTGTGCTCACTAATTAAAGCACATTTTTTGTACAGATATATGTATCATACACCTATACAAAATATTCAGATTTTAGGAAAACCCAATTTATAAAATTTTTCAGATTTTGACGGGATATGATACAATAATTACATGGCCATACTAAACAACCTAGATAACGATAAACCTCTATTTGAGAGCGAATCATCTTCTCTGGCTATAAAGGTTTTTTCAGAAACATGCTGCAATGGATGTTCTTGCAAGTCTGAATCAGACCATAAACCAGAGTAACAATTTGTTATATTTGCGGGGGACCAAATGATAAACCAAGGTAGCAACGTACCAGATAATACTATCGCTATATTTTTAGATAAAACTATTGCTGTTGTAGATGATAGCGTCAACAGAATAACACCCTTTAAACCAATGCTTTCTTTTGAAGAAGTATCTCAACTTCTGCAGAAACCACCTAAGAAAAGATCTTGGTTTACAAATCATTTTTATAGATGTCTTCCACTATCAATAGCAAATCAGTATGGTTTTATGCTTACTTTACCATTTGACCTTGAAGTAAGTTGGGATGGAAGAGAAAGTCAAGACGCATTGACTATAAAAAGCAATGATGATAAATTTTTTAAAGTAACAAGCCTATTTGGTAGCGGTATAGTAACAATAGCAACTCCATTTTTTTTAAGAACTCCTCCTGGAGTAAATCTAATGACTATAAATCCGCCAAACTACGTACTTCCAAATATTACAGTTATGAGCGGTGCTGTTGAAACAGATAACATAAGAGGACCTTTTACTTTTAATTTAAAATTACAGATTCCTGGTATAACTACAACTCTAAAAAAAGGAATGCCAATTGCTGGAATTCTTCCCATTCCTAGGTATTTTGCAGATGGATTTACATTAAAAGATGCTGCAGATATATTTACTGAAGAAGAAGTTGAAGAGGAAAATAAAGCAAATGATGATCATGGTGACTTAAGACTTCTTACTAACCTAGAAGTAAAATTAGATAATAAATATAAGCCTGATCGACTATATATGCGTGGAATGGATATATATAAAAACAAATTCCCAGACCATCAATTACCTTAAACTACCATTTTCCAACAGGACACTTAGCATTTTGTAACATAGACTTAGCAGCCATAAAACATCCACACTTTTGGCATGTTTGTGTCCTGGGTCTAAAAAACTCACAACTTTTGCATATTTCTAATCTTGTTGCTGCTATTTCTTCACTGCTTCTAGGAGATCCATTAAACAGATCCCAAGGTTTTACATCATCGCTCATAGATCAATTATAGCCTATGTGGATATATTAATCCAGTGTTTGACAATGTTAGAGTATGTTACTCATATGTTGTCAGGGGGAGGTTTGTATACTCTATTTTCGGCTTAACTTGTATCCCGCCGAAATTTAAAATAAAAATAATGTATAATAGTGTTATTATGACAACAACCGATTGGGCTCAATTTATTCTTTCTTTGCTATCAATCGGAGCGATAATAGTTAGTTCAATTCGCTGGTATATAAAAGTTCAAGTTAGACCTATCGCCGAAGCCGTAGAAGATATCAGGAAAGAAACTAAGACAAACGGCGGAACCTCAATGCGTGATGAAATTAAATATATTAAACTTGAACAAGAAAATGCTAGAGATAAAAGAAAAGCAACTAGTGATAAACTTGATCATATGTACGATATTCTTTTAGAGTATGTTTCTAAGAATTCTAAATAATTACTTATAACTTTTGCTAGACCATATAAATTTTTTATAATAATCTTTTAGATAACTATCTCTTCTACCTATCTGCTTGTCATATTCTTTAGTCATGCTCTTATCTACATCAGACAACCAGTTTTCTCTCCTAAATGGTATTACCTGAATTATTGGAGTACCCTTTTCTATTATGCCTTCCCATCCTTTTTTTAATAAAAATGGATGATTTCCTGCATCACCCCAGCCATCTGTATCAAGCACTCCACCTAAAGTATAAAATGGTAAATCTACTCTATTTATTGGATGGGTAAACATAGAACTGTATCCTTTTGGAGTTTTTATTGACCATGATGGTACCCAGTCAAAATTAAGGTCTTCATATCCTTCAATATTGTTCCACCCGCACTTTTGCGACGACACGATGGTGTCTCTAGGTCTAACTGGTCCTGGCACACCATATTGTTCATATGCCCATTGAAAAATCGTTCTTCCATCTTTTTGTGTTACTTGAATGTCGCAATGAAGATTTATAGTATATCCAGATGTAAAGGCATCTACTACTGGAAGACAAGATTTTACTGTTAAATTTGGTTCATGATTATAAATAAATTTAGATTCACCATTAGTATACTTAGGTAATTTTCTAAACCAGTCTGGTATATTATACTTAGAAGAAGGAGTTGGAGATTCAATAAGTTCTGCTACTTCAGAGTTTATTGGATAAAATTTTATCTTATTGTTTAATTTCAATAGTTTCTCCTATATATAAAATATCTTTAAAAAACTTAACTATAGTATATTCTTTTCTTATATATATTTAAGTATACACCAAAAGTTTTTAGTTTTCAACTTTTATACCCTGGCTAATTATAACTTTTTATAACAATCTATTATATAACATTTTGTTATACTTTTATGTGTACTGGTATAAATTAATGTTATAATGTGAGGGCTGGCACTCTAAGTTCTACCCCCACCCCACTGCGCTTAGAGTGTCCAGTTACGAATTATGGTATAATCTAATATTATGTGTACTCCTACAACCGAAAAACTTGGTGCAACACCAGCCAACATCCAATGGAACGTTGTTCGTGGAGATACGGCAACTCTTAAGGTAGAGTTTTTTGAAGATGATGAAACTACCCCATACGAGACTACCGCTTGGACCTTTATAGCAACCTCATATGATCCAGTATCAGATGCTCTTGATCTATTAACGGTAGAGTCTTATGAAGACGGTGTTATTTATATTATTGCAAAAGCAAACATTACAAAAAACTGGGGACTTGGAAAATACAAGCCAGTTGTTTCAGAGTTAAGATTTGACCTTCAGGCTACACTTCCTGGAGACGGGGTATCTGGCGGTGGCGGAGATGAAGTTACTAAATGGACTCCAGTAATTGGAACAATTTGTGTTCTTGGAGATGTAAGCGGTACGTTATGATAGTTAAAGTAACTCCCGCTCAAGTAAATATTCCTCCAGTAATTAAAATTGGAACAAAGGTTTACAGAACACAGTCAAAACAATAGGTTGTCCTATGGCACAAAACATGGAACCGCCTCAACCTTTAAAGAAAAAAAATTATTTAGATGCTGTTAAATCTTCAAGCCCACAAGAATTAGAAAAACAATATATTGCAGTTCCTGGTATTCAAGGAGAACCTGGATTAACTGGTCCCAAGGGAGATAAGGGTGATGCAGGCCCACCAGGGCCAAAAGGAGATCAAGGTAAGCCTGGACCACAAGGAGAGCGTGGAGAGCCTGGTAGAGGCGGAGAAGGCTATGATTCACCTTCAGGACAATACCCTGGATGGGCATATTATCAAAATGGATCAAATAAAACTACTCTTTTAGGACCACAAAGAGGAGATGATGGGTGGGTATCTATTAATTTTTATCCAAACCTTGAGTCTTCAAATCAAGACTACATTATGAAAAATAGCAACGAACTTTGGCTGTCAGATATAAATATGTTTAATTTTAAAGGTTTAAAACTAGGGGCTAAAGTTGATATAAGGTATGATTTTACAATAACCACTGAATCAAACTATACAGAGTTATGGCTTAGAACATTTAATGAAAAATATTCAAATTCTCCTACCTCTTATGTGGCAAACCTTAAGTACCAGTATTCTTACGACATGTCATTTTTTCAAACAATCTATATGGATGATCAAAGAATTAAAGGTTATGGTGCAAGACCACAAGCAAGAACAGATTCAGAAAGCAGCATTTGGCTTAAAGGTATCTATATCTCAGTCTGTTAATGGTATAATAAACTTAGGAGGAATAATGGCATTTCCAGGCACATATAATTTTAGTTACTATCGTGGTGACACGTATCAATTTATCATCCGTCCAAAAAATGCAAATGGAACAACATTTTCCCTTGATGATTATGCTGGCAACGCAGATTTTACAATAGCCAATAGACGTGGTAGTACTGGAACTCAAATAAATGCAACTGCAACGGTAAATACAACAACAGACATTGTTACCTGTACAATTACAGGAGCACAAGGCAGAGAACTTGTTGCTGGAACAACATATGTGTATGACGTTCAGATTGATAATGGATCAGGTACTATTTTTACACTTTTGACAGGATCTATTACAGTAACAGATGACGTAACTGGAGCGGTTTAATGACAGACGTAGTATTATCTAATGATGACTTAACTGTTTTATCTGGACCAGAAGTAATTGAACTATTAGTTGACATTGGTCCAACTGGAACTCGTGGTAGCAAGGTTTTTGTCGGTATTGGAAATCCAAACTCAGTTAGCCTATCAACCAAAATATTAAACGACCTATATATTAACTCTGCTCCTGGATCAGACTATGGATACTTATATCAATATGTTTCAGAACCTGGTGGAGATACTTGGGTAGAGGTTTTAAAGATTAGTCCCTCAATTTATTCAAAAAATCATACTGTAACTTTTGCATCGGGAACAAGTGCAGATTCTGGAAGCGGAACAATCGTTGTGCCAATAACAGATATAACAGCAGTTACTGGTTTGGATGCAGACAATTTCAGTGTTCAATATTCTATTGTTAATTCAAACCCTTTGGCCTCTAGTCTTGCATCAGTAACAATTTCTTCAACAAACCTAGTAATAAACCTTCAAGCCTCAGAGTATGACGGCACATGGGGAGCCTTTGATGCAGAGGTTTTAGTCCATCTATTTATTTCGGTTGTGATATAATGAATAAGGTGAAATGACATGGCATCTGAATCTATTGGCGCAATTTATCCCACACAAATACCTGGGTATGCAGACAATGCTGACATTCAAGAGGCATTTAGACTCTACCACTATGGATCTGCAGCATACAACACAGCAAATACAAACCCAGCAAGCCTTGTAAATCCATCAGTTGCCTATACTTTAAATAGTTTACAAGATCAAATTACTTCTGCCGCTGGATCAATAGCAACTTCTTTTGTAGCCGCAAAAGGAGATTTAATTAGTGCATCTGCAAATGATACTCCGTTAATTTTAAGTGTTGGAACCAATGGAAAAATATTAAGTGCTAATAGCGCAACTGCAACTGGTTTAGAGTGGATTGCTACATCAGGAATAACTTCTGTTGGAACTTTATCATCTTTAGCGGTAACTGGAAATGCTGTCTATCACATTGATACAAATGCACAAGTTGCATCATATACTTTAGTTTTAGCAGATGATGGAAAAGTCGTAGAGGTTGGATCTGCATCTGCAAACACCTTAACAGTTCCTACAAATGCTTCTGTAGCATTTCCAGTAGGTACACAAATTACTGTTATTCAAACTGGTACAGGCCAAACCACAATTACTCCAGTTTCTGGAACTGTAACAGTTAATGCAACTCCAGGATTAAAACTTCGTGCACAGTGGTCATCTTGTGTACTTATTAAACGAGCAACAAACACTTGGGTAGCACTAGGCGACTTGGTGGCTTAATATGCCAGTCAACAGTGGATCGCAGTCATCTGCTGGTCGTCAACCAGGAACACCTACAATTGGAAGCGCAACAGCAGGAAATGCAAGTGCTTCAATTGCCTTTACTTCCCCAGACTACACTGGTAAACCAAATACATCTTTAACTTATACCGCAACAACAACTCCAGGATCGGTTACTGGAACAAGTTCTTCTAGTCCAATATCGGTAACTGGATTAACAAATGGTGTTTCTTATACTGCTGTTGTTAAATTAAATAATACCGTTCAAGATTCACTCAACTCTGCAGCAAGCAATTCTTTTACACCAGTTGCACCACCTCCTCCACCTGTAACTCCACCAGTTAGTCCTCCAGTTAATCCTCCAGTTAATCCTCCAGTTAATCCTCCAGTTACTCCTGCTCCAGTTACCCCACCTGTAACTCCTCCAGTTACCCCACCTGTAACTCCTCCAGTTACCCCACCTGTAACTCCTCCAGTTACCCCACCTGTTACTCCACCTGTTACTCCACCTGTTACACCACCAGGCCAAACATGTGGAACTAACTGTATTGGAGAAGTCGTAGACTCTTCATGTGCGAATCCATGTCCAATTTAATAGTTGTGTTGAGAGATATGCTAAACTTAGATATTAAAAGGAGAAATAATGTACGCTTGTGTAGTAAAAAATAGTGAAGAAACTTGGGATGTTTTTAATTTTCTTGCATATCCAGCAAATCAAGAAAAACAAGATAGACTGGTTGCTGCAGTAGAAAGTGGCCTTCCAATTACTGGAATGGTTTTGACCCCTTACAAGTGGTCAGCATCAAGTGGTGCAACTTTTGATGGTACAGAATTTACTGGTGGTAGTACATCTCTTGTTCCGCTAGATAACGATTGGTCATCAATTAATACTTTTGGATATCTTTGTAATAATATAATTGTTGGTGCATTTTTAACTAGCATTGGCACCGTAATGAATGATCAATATAATGCAATTTTTTCTGATGAAACAACTATAATTCAAGTTCCAGAAGGCCAAACTGCTAGAATAGGCGATATCTGGGATGGACAAAATATTATTAATAGAGCATAAACAAAAGGGGTGGGGAAAATGTCAAAATGGGAAGAATGGAAAAAAAACCTTGGTGAAACAAGACCATGGCATTTATTAGATCATAGCAAACTTGTAGAGGATGAGTCAATCTCTGATGCTAGATATGAAATTTGCAAGGCGTGTCCAGAACTGATAAAAGCAACAAAAACATGCAAAAAATGTGGATGTTTTATGGCAGCAAAAACTAAACTAGAACTAGCAGTGTGTCCAATAGGAAAGTGGTAATATGAAAGAATTAGCCCCAGGAGTCGTAGTATTTGAAAATGTATTTCTTGAATCAATAGAATATATAAAAAAAATAGAAGAAGCAGGAATTTTTTGGAGACCTGCAGAAGTTCTTGTTGATCAAAATGAAAATAAATCTGGAACAAATACAAAGGCCAGAGATACTGATATTATCATGCTTCCTCATCATGAAAGTAATGAATCTGGAATCCTTGCTGATTTTGCAAAAGAGTTTCACAAAAAAATGAAAGTGTGTTTAGATCAGTATACAAGTCATTATGCTGCAACTATAGAAAAGTTTGAAAATCCACAATTGCTTAGATATGGCAAAGAGCAAAAGTTTCATGACCATATAGACGATCATCCATTTTTTACAAGAAGAATATCTTTAACATACTATCTAAACGATGAATATGAAGGCGGAGATGTTGAGTTTAAAAGACATGGCCTTAGATTTAAAGCAAATAAAAATGACCTTCTTATATTCCCATCAAATTTTATATATAATCACGAAGTTCATCCAGTAACAAATGGATTAAGGTATGTGGTGGTTCAATGGATGGCTTAAAAAGGGCTATAGTATACTCTTTATATTTTGACGATGATTATTCTCAACATCATAACTATAAACAAATACTAAAATCAATATTAAGCATTAGAAAATTTTCTAATATAGATATAATATTTTTTTATTCTTCAAAATTTGATTTATCAAAAGAAAGTTTTTTTAATGATAATAATATAAGTTTAGTTCGGTTTAACAATGAGGATGTACTAGTTAGATGGACAGATAAAATTCCAGAATACCCATGGAATAGGCATTTGCATCACAGATGGCACAATATGATAGAGTCATTAAAAAGATTTAATTTAGATCAAATTCTATATTTAGATACTGATACTATATTTTATAAAAGTCCAGAAGAATTATTTAATAAATATAACAAAGATATATTTTATTTAAAAAAAGAATTAGATGATAAAGTTGTAAACGATTTAACCTTAAGTTTAAATATAATGCCAGCAATAAATGATGGACAAATAATAGTTTCAAAAAATGCACTTGGACCACACATTGATTTTTTTATGACGATGCTTGTGGACAAAATTTCACATTTTACAAATGTTATATATAATGAATTAAATAATTCTAATGATCATATTTTATTTTGGACTATATCTCAGTATTCTGCATTTTCTGTTATTAAAGACTTAAATATACAGCATGAATATTTTGATGAAGATGATATATCTCTTGGCCTTAATTTTGACAAACAAGATAAAAGTAAAATTTTTATACACCACTACTTTAGTTCTAATATGGCCAGGTACTATGAATAAGACATTAGATAGGCACATTCTTCAATCTAACATGTTTGAATACTATTTTAACCTATGTGGAACTGATAAAGCAAGAGATCATGGATACCACGAAGCATACTCAAAACTGTTTAAAGATAGATATTCTGTTAAAAATATATTTGAAATAGGCATTGGCCTAGGATTTTCAAAAAATGCATGGAAAGTTTTATATCCAAATGCTAAATTATTTTTTGTAGACAACAATCTTGATTTCTTGATTAATGAAGATGACGTATTTTCTTATTATGCCGATCAAAACAATATTGATACATTTAAAGACTTTAGATATAAGACTAATGAAATATTTTATGATTTAATAATTGATGATGCTTCACATAACTTTGAATTAACATATAGCACATTTTTAGAAGTATCCCAATGGCTAAATTATGAAGGGGTATATATTATAGAAGATATTAAAGACTTAGACGTAGAAAAATGGAAGTCAAAATTAGAATCACAAATAAATAAATATGCTGTAGAATATATAGACTTAACAGATACTCATAAAACAGAATATAATGATAGTTATCTAGTTATTGTTAGGAGGATAAGTGAATAAAGAAGTTGGATTAATTAAAAATGTTTTAAACCCAAGAGACTTTGATAGACTTCGTATGCATTTTAAAAATCACGAAGGATTAAAATCTGTGGGAACTGACGAGTTTGGTAGAAAATTAGCGGGAGATCAATCGGAGCCAATATTAAAAGAGTTTAGTGAAATACTGTTGCCAATAGCAAGAGAATACTTTGGAAGTCAGACTATGCTTCCATCATATTCATTATTTGCAGAGTATTCTGATGAAACTATTAGTCTTCACAAGCACAAAGATGCAAATGCTTGCACATATACCCTTGACTTAGTTCTTTATCAAGGAGATCCTTGGGCCCTATATGTAGATGGCAAAGCATATACAGCAATGCCAAATGAAGCAATCATGTTCATGGGTGAAGAGTATGAACATTGGAGAGAAACCCTTTATAATAATACTGGTAAGATTGGAGTAGTATTTTTCCATTATGTTGAACCAGATCATTGGTGGTTTACAAAAGGGCCAGAACATATTCAAGAAATTTTAAAAACAAAAAGAATGGAGCAAGAATGAAAACTGTAGACACAAGATCAATTAAGAACTTCCTTCCAGCAGAACTATTTGAGAAGATAAAGAAGCAAATACTAGAAATGAATCTAGGACCTGATGGACCACATTTTTATCACACCGTTGCAGGTAGATGGTTAGAGGAAGTACGCTTTGACCTTGAAACAGAAGCAGAAATTCTAGAAATAGCAAAGAAGGCATTTGGCTCTGATACCCTTCTTAGAGCAGGATTTCACACTGGCAGATACCAAAAGCAAAACGGTATCAAACCACAACTATGGAAACACTATGATCAATCAGCCTGTCAGTATTCACTAGATATTTGTATTGACAAGAATGTTGACTGGCAATTAGCAGTAGATGATGTTTTTTATGATGAGCAGCCAAATGACTGTATTGTGTTTTGTGGGAATGACAGTATGCACTGGAGACCAGAGTTTCCTACAGAAGATGAGGATAAGTTTGTGCACCTGCTATTTATGCAATTTGCAGAACCTGATCACTGGTTTTTTGTAGAAGGCTCAACCGATGGGTTTAATAGACATGGACATGAAGCAGATTTTAAATTTAGAGCAAAGATGGGATACTGGTCAACCCCAGATTATTCCGATGGGCGACCAGTATGTAAGTGCTGCGACTATAGGAATGTTCCTAATTTTGAAGAACGGTATCAATTAGAAAAGCATCTCTGGGAAACTCTTTAATTTTATTATTTGAGTTAAATGTCAAACAGGATAGGCTTATTAAGTTATATAAAACATGATATAATATCAATGTCTAAGAGGAGAAATTAATGCCAATTATCGGAGTCACAGGTTCACAGAACACTAAGGGGTTCTTGCAACCAAACCCACCAACTATTGTTTCAGCAACAGATGTCGGAACATCACGGGCATATAACAATGGAGCAGCATCTGTAGCATTTACACCAGCAGCATCTGGTGCCCCAGCAACCTCTTACACAGTAACTTCCTCACCTGGAGGGTATACAGGTACAGGCTCTTCTTCACCAATAGTAGTCGCTGGACTTCAGTCAAATACAGCCTATACATTTACAGTAACAGGAACTAACGCTGCTGGTACGGGAGAAGCATCAAGTGCATCCTCATCAGTAACAGCCACAACAGTGCCACAGGCTCCAACCATTGGAGCAGTAAACGCAACTGCAGTAGGAGTAGTAACCGTTGCATATACAGCAGGAGCAACTGGAGGAAAAGCAGTTTCGGCTTATACTGCAACTTCATCCCCTTCCAGCATTACTGGTACTGGTTCAAGTCCAATTTCTGTATCAGGTCTTGCACAAAAAACGGCATATACATTTACAGTAACTGCTACTAACGCAAATGGCGTATCTTCAGCATCTTCTGCATCCTCATCAGTAACAACATTTTTAGCAACACTAGTAGATACATTTGATAGGGCTAACGGTGTTCTTGGAACATCTTCTGATGGATTGTCAACTTGGACAGTTGATAGGGGAACATTTAGCGTAGACTCAAATATGGCTTATTCAGCAAATGCTGCAGACTCAATGGCAACTGTTGCTCTTTCTACTTCAGCAATTAGCAATGCCCAGGTAGATATGTATTCAGATCAAGGAGGTGTTGGTTTAGCAATTTGGGTCACAGACTCAGCATCTTATTGGGGTATATATCCAAACTATACAACAACAACAGTAGTAGGATCAACAACAACATGTAACGGGCCAGGATTTTCAGGAACAAGCGGAAATAGTTGTTCAACAGGCTCAAACGCTACTGGATCTTTTGGTCCATTTAACGTAAACGCTGGATGCTACGATGATTATTCTCCAAATTATGCTACCACTAGAGCCACTTGTGGTGTACCAACACCAGTAAGAACTGGTCTTGGTAATATCTGCAATCCTAATCGTTATGGGTACTTTATTGATTGCGCCTTTAATGGCGGTGGATATAACTATACAACTAATACAAATGTTTCAAACGTTACAAACACAAACTATGTAACTAACTATACATCTCAACTAAGAATTAAAAATCCAAGTACTGTTGTTGTTAATAACCAGTTTGCATCAAGTATTAACCCAGTTCGTTCAATTGCAGTAAGCACTTCAGGAAATGTTATTACTTATACTGGATATAGCGCAGTAAACAAGGGTGGCTCAGCAATAGTCACTGGTACTTATGATGCAGGAGCAGGAACAAAGGGAAGCAGGGTTGGAGTATTTAAAACTTCTGCTGATCATCTTCAAGGGTCTTATGTTAACAACATAAATGTAACAGTGGTATAATTATTAGGGGTAAAAATGGAAAATGATAGACCTGCAAGGCCATGGGATCTTTTCAATAAAAATATTGGAAAGGTTACAGAAAAAATACAGGAAGAAAGACTTTCTATCTGTAATGAATGTCCAAGATTTATCAAAATAACAGGACAATGCAAGGAATGTGGATGTGTAATGAAACTAAAAACATCATTACCAAATGCAAAATGCCCACTTGGAAAGTGGGAGGCAGTAAGAGTGTCTTATACTAAGGAGATGGAATAAATGACAACAGAAACTATAGAAGAGTTAGTACCAGCAAGAATAGCCTTTATAATTGATGGAGTAGTTGCGGATGTATTAAATACAGATGACCGACTTGCTGCTATTTTTTTAAGTCAGCCCAAGGTGGTTGATGTAACAGAAATTAGTCAGTCAGAGTTTATAACATCTGGATATCTATATAACGAAGAGTTAAATACTTTTACAAGGTTTACAGTAGAAGAGACCCCTGGAGCAGTTGTTGACGCTGCATTACCAGATGCACCAATTGTTGTAGATACAACTCCTACTGAAGACTAATATTTTTTAAAAATAATAATAATTAACTGGGGGCAAAAATTACAAACGTTATACAGTTTATAAATAGTCTTATATTGGAGACTCCACCTCCAGAACCTTCTATTAACTTTATGCCTGAATGGTATAAAGATGCTCCTATTTTTGTAAAAAACAAAGTAGTTGAAGGTAGTTATATTAAAAAAAATGGAGTTTCAACTAGACAAACTAACTCTACTATTAAAAAATGCATGCCAGTTTTTGATACTTTAACTGCTGGATATATACTAAAAATACCAAGCGATGTAACCGTGTTTCAATCAAGAGAAAATCCAGGCGATGAAGATTATAAAACACATTTTGCATGGACTGCAGAATGTCCAATTGAGTCACATAATATAGAACAGGTTGAAGGATACCCGCACTCTGGAGTTCATTTAAAAGGATTGCCAAAATTTATTAATCCTTGGATAATTAAAACACCTCCAGGATATTCTTGTTTATTTACTACACCAATGCATAGAGGTCTTCCATTTACAATTATGCCTGGAATAGTAGATACTGACACTTTTGAGCATCCAGTAAACTTTCCTTTTCAGATGAACGAAAAAGGTTTTGAAGGGGTTTTTAAAACTGGAACCCCAATGGTTCAAGTAATACCATTTAAAAGAGATGAATTTATTTCAGAAGTTTACATGTCTGATGAAGATTATAAAGAAAAATATAAAGATTCAACAGTTAATACTACACATTTTGAAGATTCTTATAAAAAAAGTTTTTGGCATAAAAAAATATTTAGATAAAATTGTTCTTATATAAAAATACCCCCAAGGACAAGATCCAAGGGGGTAAATCTTTATATAAAACTATTTAGGAAATTTATTCATCCACATTCTAGTTTTAGGTGTTATGCCCTTCCAAGAAGACCAATCTTCTCCACCCCTAGACATGTAGTATGCAATCTCAGCATTTTTGACGGGATTGAATAATTCAGCGTTAGAGTCAAGATCAAACTTATCTCGTCTATCTGGACCCAGTGTATCAATCATGTTAATTTGGAACATTCCATATGAGGAGTCCCCAGTCTTATGGTTTCCGTTAAATGCTAAGGGACGACCATTAGATTCTTTCTTGGCAATAGCCCACGCCACCACCAAGTCGTTGCCTTTAAATCCCACCAAAGAAAGCAACTTCTTTAATTCAATATCTGTAAGATTTGTTTTGTTTTCATAACGTTCTAACATTTTTGCTTTAGAAACAACAAAAGCCACCTTGTGGGTGGCAGCAGGGTTTTCAGCCTGTTTAATTAGTAAGTTGTTTTCCGTAGTTGATGCATTGGCAAAATTGCTAAATGGTGCAACAACCCCTACCAATGCTAGGATTCCAATCCAAGCCTTTTTATCTCTTCTCATAATAAAAACCTCCTAGAGACTAAAAATGCTACTTGTTAGTAGCATGTATTAATTATAACATGAATTTGGTCTCAAAGTCAAACTTTAGGTAACATTTCTATAACTTTTTAATTTTTATTAGGTGAAGTGGTATAATAATAAGTACTATGGCTACTGGCGCAACTACAACTTATGATCTTCCTTATCCCGTTTTAACTGACCCTGTAAATGTCCATGAGGATATTCAGTCATTAGCAGAGCGTATAGAAGATGTTATTTCAAACGTAGGTCTTCCTTTTATTTCACTTGAAGTTAGAAATACAACAGGTGCAACAATTGCAAAAGGAACTCCTGTCTATATTTCAGGGTATTCAACAAAACCATTAATTGCAAAATGCGATTCAGATGATTTAACAACTTTTCCAATGATAGGAATAACACAAGCAGCAATTTCAACTGCTACAGATGGCGTTATTATTGTATCTGGAGTGTTTGAAAATGTTGATACTTCTTCATATACCGCTGGAAACATTCTTTATGTTGCAAATGGTGGAGGTCTTACAAACTCAATTCCTACTGGTGGATCAGGAGCAGTTGCAGTAGTTGCAAAAGTAAATGCTTCAACTGGTGTGATTATTGTTGGCTCAGTTGGTGGCAACGGAACTTGGGGGGCATTGAAAAATGGACTTGCTTAATGGTATAATTTAACAATGGCCGTATATAGAAACCCCAATGAAACTGCAATGGAGACTCAGCCCGTTGCTCCTGCTCCTTCAACATACAATGTTGGAAATATACCCCCACTTGTTAACTGGACTTGTGTAATTGGAGATAGTGCTTCTTTTAGAATTTATGTTGAAGATGATCTTGAAAATCCTTTAGATTATGACACCACATCTGTTGGAGACGATTCTGGATGGGATATTTCTGGAGAGTTTAGACGATACTCTGATAATACTGGGGATGATTTACTTTTTACGATTTACC